GTTGTTGACTTATCTCAGACGGTGATGACCAACTTGCAAAATATGGCATCGTCTTGTGATTGTCTGTTGCGTTACAACGAAGTGCAAGCCAAGTGGGGAGTGATTGTTCAATCTCCCACTTATACGGTTGCAATGGCAATTGATGACAGCAACATGGTATCTGGCATTCAGATCAATCCTACGGATTTGTCTAGCACGCCTAATATCATTGAATCAAGATTTCCAAATGGCTCTGAGCAAGATTCATTTAGCACTGCTGTATTTAGTTTGTCGCAAGTTGCTCCGTCTTTGCTTTATCCCAATGAGCCGGTCAACAAGCAAACAGTCACGTTGCCGCTTGTTAACAATGATGTTCGTGCGCAATACATTGCGCAACGATTGCTCAAGGCTGGCCGAGAAGACTTGATTGTCAAAGTCAATATTAGCTTTGCTGGTATTCAGCTTGAAGCTGGAGATATTGTTACTTTGACAAGCCCCAACTATGGCTGGACAAATAAATTGTTCCGCATTTCTCAAATAGTTGAGACATTCACTGATGACGGGCAAATCACGGCGGCATTGACGCTGATGGAATACAACGCATCTGTGTATGACGATGTTTCAATCACTCAATTTACACCGGCTCCAAATACAGGAATTCCAACGCCATTGGTTTTTGGAACTCTTTCTGCACCTGTTGTTGCGGCGTCATATCCTAATGGTGTTGGGCCATCTATTACAGTAAACATTACAACAGCTCCATCGGGCATCGTTCAATATGCTGAATTGTGGTATTCCGCATACCCAAATGCGTCTACTGGACAAATGATTTTTGCTGGAACGACTGCAATTCAATCTAATGGGTTGCCATACAACCCAGGAACTGTTTTGCCAGTTACATTGACCAATATTGCTGCTGGCAATTGGTATTTTTACAGCCGCATGGTTAATCAACTTGGCACAAGTGGTTTTTCTCCTGCATCTGCATTGCTCCAGTGGAGACCAACAACATTTGCATATCCATTGCGATACTTGATCGTTGCTTATGCTGATTCCATTACTGGTTCAGGCATGAGCAGCAACCCATCTGGTAAATCCTACTATGGGTTGTATAACAGCAATTCCAGTTCATACAGCACAACAGCATCGGACTACACATGGTTCCAGGC